GCTTCTAGCATTGCTTTGACTATCGGCTCTGGCCTGACAGTTAAAGCCGGTGACGTGTTCACTGTTGCTGGTTGCTTCGCTGTGAACCCACAGACCCGTGAATCCACTGGTTCGTTGTTCCAGTTCGTTGCTTTGGCTGACGCCACTGCCAGCGGTACTGCAATTGTCGTGAACGTTGCTCCTATCTACACTTCTGCCAATGCTTTGGCCACCGTGGACAGCTTCCCTGCTTCCGGTGCTGCTGTCGTGTTCGTAGGCGCTGCTTCTAGCCAGTACGCACAGAACTTGGTCTATCACAAGGACGCCATCACCTTCGCAACTGCTGACTTGCTGTTGCCACAAGGTGTTGACATGGCTGCTCGCGCAGTCCACAACGGTATCTCCCTCCGTGTGGTTCGCCAGTACGATATTAACAACGATCGTATGCCTTGCCGTATTGACGTTTTGTACGGCTTCAACACGATCCGCCCACAAATGGGCTGCCGTATCTGGGGCTAATTGATTGGGGCTTCGGCCCCTATCTCTGTTATTAACATTGAAAGGAAATTATCATGGCATTACCTAATGGCGCAGGCGGTTATCAAATTGGTGACGGCAACCTGACAGAAGCACAACTGACGGTTCAAACTATCCCCACAACCTTGACTGGCGACACCACGTTGACCGCTGATCAAGTGGTTGTTGGTTTGGTTGTTTGCAACAAAGGCAGCGATGCTACATTGACCGTGACTCTGCCCACAGCAGCGTTGCTCGATGCAGCCGTTCCTAGCGCAAAAGTTGGCTCTGCTTTTGAGTTGACAATCTGCAACAACAACAACACCGGCGCTTCGTCTACCGTTCCTGTCACCACAGGCACTGGTATCACGATCTTCGGTTCTGTGACTGTTCCACGTTTCGGCGCACATACATACCGTTTTGTGCGTACCGGTGACGCTGCCTACTCGGCCTTCTTGAAGTAAACAATGGGGGCTTCGGCCCTCATTTTTAAAGGAACAATTATGACCTCTAATACCAAACCAATTGGTGTTGCTTTTGAAGACCAAGACATTATTGGGTCTAACTTTGTACTGGCTGGCGGCGAGTTGGGCTACACCGCAGAAGCAAGCGGCACAGTGACTCAATTGACAGACAAGTCCACAGCGGTCACGCTGAACAAGTCTGCTGGTCAGATCACACTGAACGGCGCCTCTTTGGCAAACATTACAAATGTTTCGTTCACTTTGAACAACAGCACAATCAGCGCAAAAGACGTTATTATTTTAAGCGTGTCTTCTGGCGCTACCGCTGGTGCTTACAACTGCTGGATTTCTAGCAAAACCACAGGAAGTTGCGTAATCACAATTCGCAACCTTTCTGGCGGTTCGCTGTCTGAAGCTTTTGTAATCAACTTTGCAGTTATCCACGTTCTGTAAACCAAATGGGGGCTAATCACCCCCATTCTTAAATTATGAACATTACATTGACACACCCCATCCACGGCGCAAAGATTGCAACAATGGAGTCTGAGGTTGAAATGGATGAAAGAAATGGCTGGACTCGTTATAATCCAGACACGCCTTCTGAAACTGAAGAAGCGGCTCCTGTGAACGTGCTGGAAGTTAAACGCCGTAGAAAAACCACTGCAGAGGTTTAAAAATGACAACGTACACCGCTGGCCAACAAATCGAACGGGCGCTTAGACTTCTCGGTGTGCTTGCTGAAGGTGAGACGCCCTCCGCGGCTACGTCACAAGACGCCTTGATGGCGTTCAATCAAATGATTGATTCGTGGAACACAGAGCGTTTAGCCGTGTTTTGCACACAAGATCAAGTCTTTACATGGCCAGCAGGCTTAATTAGCCGCACCCTTGGCCCAACTGGTGACTTTGTTGGCCTTCGCCCCATTTTGCTTGACGATGCTACATACTTTAAAGCAAACAACGGCGTGTCTTATGGCATCAAGATGATTAACCAACAGCAGTACAACGGTATTGCTGTTAAGACCGTGACTTCTACTTACCCACAAGTTATGTGGGTAAACATGACGTTTCCTGATATTGAGATATATCTCTATCCAAGGCCAACGCAAGACTTGGAATTTCACTTTGTATCGGTTGAAGAACTAAACCGCCCCGCCACGCTATCCACGGTGCTGTACTACCCACCAGGCTATCTGCGTGCGTTTACATACAACTTGGCCATGGAGTTTGCCCCTGAGTTTGGCGTTGAGCCAAGCCCACAAGTGCAGCGCATTGCGATGACTTCTAAGCGTGACTTGAAGCGCATCAACAACCCTGATGATGTGATGGCACTGCCTTACGCATTGGTGGCCAATCGCCAGCGTTTCAACATCTATGCCGGTAACTACTAATGAAGACGCCGATTCTTGGCTCTACTTATGTAGCGCGGTCTGTCAATGCGGCAGACGCTCGGATGGTCAATCTGTTTCCAGAGATCGTCCCAGAGGCCGGTAAAGAGCCTGCATTTCTGAACCGCGCCCCTGGCCTCAAACTGCTTAACACCATTGGCAACGGCCCTGTCCGTGGCCTGTGGGCGTTCTCGTCTAATGACAGCACGGCCTTTGTGGTGTCTGGCACACAGCTCTACAAGATCACCACATCGTATGTGGCCACGCTAATCGGCACGGTGGCTGGTACTGGCCCCGTCAGTCTGGCTGACAACGGCACGCAGTTGTTCATTGCGGCCAATGGCCCCAGTTACATCTACAACAACACCACAAACGCCTTTGGCCAGATCACCGATCCTGACTTCCCAGGCGCTGTGACTGTCTGCTATCTGGACGGTTACTTTGTGTTCAACGAACCAAACAGCCAAAAGCTGTGGATTACTGCACTGCTAGACGGCACATCCATTGACCCGCTTGAGTTTGCCAGCACCGAAGGCTCGCCTGACGGCTTGGTGGCCGTAGCAGCCAACTTCCGCGAGGTCTGGGCCTTTGGCACTAACTCGATTGAAGTTTGGTACGACTCTGGCGCAACAGACTTCCCCTTACAACGCATTCAAGGCGCTTTTAACGAGTTGGGCTGTGCTGCCCCTTACTCGGTTGCCAAGATGGACAACGGCCTGTTTTGGCTTGGCCGTGACCGCCGTGGTGAGGGTATTGTCTACCGCGCCAACGGCTACACTGGCATTCGCATCTCAACCCACGCTGTTGAGTGGCAAATCCAACAATACGATGATATATCGGACGCTATTGCGTACACATATCAGCAAGACGGCCACAGCTTTTATGTACTGGTTTTCCCTAGTGCTAACACCACTTGGGTCTATGATGCGGCCACACAAGCCTGGCATGAGCGTGCAGGGTTTACTGACGGCAACTTTACACGCCACCGTGGCAATTGCCAGATGGCGTTTAACAACAAGGTTGTCATTGGCGACTTTGAAAACGGCAACATCTACGCTTTTGATCTGGATGACTTCAGCGACAACGGCGGCATCCAGAAGTGGCTACGCACATGGCGTGCATTGCCAACTGGCCAGAACAATCTGCGCCGCACGGCCCAGCACACACTGCAACTTGATTGCGAGTCTGGCGTTGGCCTGAACCTTGGTCAAGGCAGTGACCCTCAAGTAATGCTGCGCTTTTCAGACGATGGCGGCCACACATGGTCAAACGAACATTGGAAGTCCATGGGCAAGATCGGCGAGTACTACAAGCGCGTGATGTGGCGCAGGCTTGGCATGACGACCAAGTTGCGTGACCGTGTTTATGAAGTGTCTGGCACTGACCCTGTGAAGATTGCAATCATGGGCGCAGAACTTATTCTGAGTCCAACGAATGCCTAGCCCTAACGCTACGCCAACGCCGATCACGCCACCACGAGTGCCGTTAATCGACCCGCGCACGGGTTTGATTGACCGCGCTTGGTATTTGTTCTTTCTGTCGTTGAATGATATTGCGACTGGCGTTATTGACGATTCTGGTCTGACGTTTAGTTCTGAGTCCTTGCTTGCGTCTTACGATCAGGCTTTGCTCTCGGTCAATCAAGAGTTGCAGACCCTGCCGCCAGTAGTCACCTTACCAGTTCCTGACGTATTGACTGACTGCTGCTCTGCCTTAGAGTCCCAAGTGGCCGAGATGCAAAAGCAGATCGAGGCGTTGCAAGTGCAACCGATTGTTGACACTGCGGCTATCACCGCTGCCATTAACGCTGCATCATCAGCGCCGGTTACCAAGACCGCTGACTTTACGGTAGCTGACAATGAGACTTGGATTATCAATAATAAGTCTGGCTCAACATGTACGGTAACTTTGCCCACAGCAAGCGCATGGACGGGCCGAGAACTTACTTTTAAAAATTTGCAGGCTCAGACCTTGGTGTCTGCATCTAGCAATGTTGTGTTGATTGACGGCACAGTCGCTGGCACAGCAATCCTCTTGGCAGTTGTAGGAAATTGGGCGACAATGGTGTCTGACGGCACTAATTGGGTCATCATGCAACAAGCCGCTAACAATTGCCTCTTATTGGAGTAAACCATGACAGTCACCGTCAAAGTCCTCGTACCGGCTAAATTTGCCGAAAACGCACAAACAACCCAGTACACCGCGACTGGCGTTACGGCCATCATCGATAAGTTCACAGCGACTAATATCAGCGCGTCTGCCGCCACGATCAGCGTGAACTTGGTCACTGTTGCTGGCTCTGCGGGTAACACCAACTTGATCACCAAGACCAAGACCTTGCAAGCGTCTGAGGTCTATACGTTCCCTGAACTGGTTGGTCAAGTGCTTGGCGTTGGCGACTTTATCAGTACAATTGCAGGCACAGCCAGCGCAATCAACATTCGCGTTTCTGGGCGTGAGGTGACCTGATGATTGTTCGCAAGGCTACTGAAGCTGATCTGCCTGAGTACATTAAGTTAGCGCAGGCGTTTCACGCTGCGTCTCCAATGCACGGGTCGATTGGCTTTGATGTGCCTGGCTATTCACAGTTTTATTTGTCGTCACTACAAAACGACAGCGTTGGTATCTGGCTTGCAGAGATTGAAAAAGAAGTTGTCGGTATATGCGGCGCTCTTGTGTACCCTCTTTACTTCAATCCTTCGGCGCTTGTCGTACAAGAGTTATGGTGGTGGCTAACCCCAGCCTCCCGTGGTAGCGGTGCTGGCGGTCAAATGTTTAAGCAGATTGAACAATGGGCAAAAGATAAAGATGCGTCTGCATTATTTATGATTGCATTAGAAGACAATCGGTCAAAAAAGATGGAAAATCTATACGTTCGCGCTGGTTTTAGGCCAATGGAGCGCACATTTATCAAAGAGGTCACGTCATGGCAATAGGAACCGCAACCGCAATTCTTGGAAGTGCAGTGTTGGGCGCAGCGGCGTCAAGAAGCGCATCTAAAACACAAGCTGGTGCGGCTGACCGCGCGGCTGATGTGCAAAGAAGTCAATTTGAGCAAACGCGAGAAGACCAAGCGCCTTACCGCCAAGCTGGCTATAACGCATTAGCCGAAATGCAACGCACTGCTGGCAATGTACCTGGCGCGTTTACATACGACAACAAAAATTTACCGGCTGCGTTTAAGTTTGGTGCAGGCGATTTTACTGCTGACCCAGGCTATGCTTTCCGTTTGGCAGAAGGCCAAAAAACGCTTGATCGCCAAGCAGCTGCTCGTGGTGGTTTAATCTCTGGCCGCGCTTTAAAAGAAGCCACTCGATTTGGACAAGAGATGGGATCACAAGAGTTTGGCAACGCATACAACCGTGCTTTAACTGGTTACAACGCCGAAGTGGCGCGCGAAAACCAATTATACGGCCGTGCTTTAACTGGATATAACACTGGCGTTGCCAGCGAGAATCAATTGTACAACCGTCAAGCAGCCTTGGCAGGCATTGGTCAAACATCAACAAATTTGGTTGGCCAAGCTGGTCAAAATTACGCTACTAATGTAGGCAACTTAATGACTAGCGGCGCAGCGGCTAACGCTGCTGGCCAAGTTGGTATGGCCAACGCAATTACTGGCGGTTTAGGTACTTACTTAAACTACAACCAAAATAATGCGCTATTAGAAGCATTGAGAAATCGTCGCTCTACTTATGGTGGGCCATCAAATGCTGAACTTGAAGCACAAATGTACGGAGGTGGTTAATAATGGCACTTGATCCAAACATCGCTCTTGGCGTTAGGCCACTTGAAGTCCCTAACCAGTTGGCGCAATACGCGCAGTTATCTCAAATTCAAAACGTTCAAAATCAAAACCGCATGGCTGACATGCAATTGCAGGAATACGAACGCGCGCGTGCAGAAGAAGAAGGCTTGCGTAACTATTTAACTAGAACTGATCTTACAAACCCAGAAAATCGCGCGGGTTTGTTAAAGTTTGGTAAAACTGGTCGGGAATATGTTAAAACTTTGACTGAGCAAGATACTGCCGCGCTTACCGCAAAAAACGTACAGTCGCAAATAAACGAGCGTGATTTCGGACTTCAAAAAAAGAAACTTGATTTTGCGTGGGGTTCTGTTGGTTCTGCGCCAACACCTCAAGATGCCATTCAAAAAATTACCGAAGGTGTGCGAAACGGCGTTTTTGATATGAAGACTGCGACAGCAGATATTCAGAAACTTCAAAATATGACGCCTGAACAGTATCAACAATACAGAGTTCAAACAGTCATGGGCATTTTGGACGCCAAAGACAAACTTGGGTTTATGTTGCCAAAGACACGCGATCGAGACACTGGCGGTGTGATTCAAGTTATTCAAGACAATCCTGCATTGCCAGGTTACGGTTTGCCGATTGCTGGCGGGGCTATACCCAAAACAGCAACGCCAGGCGAAAAACTAACCGATGCACGCGCCAGAGAAAACATTGCAATCAGCCAAGAAAGATTAAGACGCGACAGCGATCCAGTGGTTCAACAAGCGTTGGCAAGCGCTAGAGCAACGGGTGAAGCGATCGCCAAAGGTGACGTGGCGGCTAGACAAGCGTTGCCCAAAATTATTAGTGACGCGCAATTGGCGCTTGACGTTGTTGATCAGATGGTCGGCAAACAAGAAGTGCGCGATAAGAACGGCAAAGTTATTCAAGCAGCTACCAAGCCCCACCCAGGCTTTCAAGATGCTGTGGGCGCCACTTATTTACCCGGCGCTCGCTTTGTGCCCGGCACAAATGCGGCCAGCTTTCAAGCATTGCAGAACCAAGTTGAAGGCACTGCATTCTTGTCAGCGTTTGAAGCACTTAAAGGTGGCGGCGCTATCTCTGAAAAAGAGGGCGAGAAAGCTACCGCTGCTCGTTTGCGTATGACGTTGGCTCAAAACGAGCAAGAGTACATCAAAGCCGCGCGCGAGTTCCAAGACATTGTTCGCACCGGCGTGCAAAATGCACAACGTAAAGCTGGCGG